CCAACCCCCTCCACTAAGCACTGAAGACAGGCTAGAGGGTAGCCTGTAAACATAATAAACTATGTGTTACTTTTTTGCTTTAGCTTTCTTGGGTTTAGGTGCATCATACACAGCAGGTACACCTACCGCACTTGCTTTCTTGCCGTTCTTTTCGATACTAGCCATTACTTCTTCTCCTTTTTCATAAATCGACCTGTCTTTGGGTCGCGCTTTAATGTTACTAGACTAGCAGAATCATCTCCCACTAGCTTCTGAGCTACACCTGACTTAACAACACTAGCAAAAGCACTGACTACTACTGTAGCTATCAGAGCCATAGCATCCATGTCTATATCAGCGATGCTCATACCTGCCGTCACCCCCACCGCAGCTTGCACTGCGGTTGACGCGGCACGTTCCAAAATATCCCTATATTCTTCGTTCATTAGTTCTCCATATCATCTACTAGCCCCATTGCAGAATCAAACGCATCCTTTAACGCGCTTTGAGCAGCATCTATCTGATCCATAGATGTCTGTACTTGATCCATTAAGGCTAATTGCTGTTTATTAACATCGCCTGTAGGCGGTTCCCCTAGAAACTTAAAGGCATCGTTCAGCCCTTTAGACCTAGAGAAGTACGGGTTATCTGCTACCGTACAGCCCCAATGTAAATGGGGTCCAGTTGATTGCCCTGTAGAGCCAATCTCTCCTATTTGTTGTCCGACACTGACGGATTCAGAGCGGCGGACACTCGGCGCGGCATTGAAATGAGCGTATAAAGTGTACCCAATAAGACCACCAGTGCTGTCATTGTGACGCAGGAAAACAGAGTTACCAAAGATAGCCGCCACATTTTTCCTCCACGCGACTGTTTCTTCAGTCGTGAATACATCATTAACTACTCCATCCATAGGTGCGTACACAGGTGTTCCGATAGGAGCAGCAATGTCATTGCCCGAATGCCCCTTACCTGAACTTAGTTCAGGTCTTAAAACACCGTAGAAACTTGATACAGTTCCGCTTACAGGAAAGCCAGAGTACGTTAATCCATCTAAAGTTCCTGCGAAATTTAGTCTTGCCATCTTCTATCTCCAATCCCCATTCTATAATTATTAATAGCAGTAATACAACCAGTAGCCATTCGATACACGACTCCTAGCTCTTTAATGTTTTAGTCCCACCATAGTATTCCACAGCATGACCATTCTCTATTAACGCGTCGTTGAGATTCACTCCGTCGCAAATCAATTCTCCCAAAATTCTCCCGTACTTTCCCCTCCCATGACTCACCAGTATTATTTCCTCAGCCTCAGATACCATGTGCTTGGTGAATTCCTTTGCTAGTAATCCTTTGGCCTTGATAGACAAATTTTTTGTCCTGCTCTCCCATGTGTCGAGTCCCATTAGTCTTATTCTTTGGCCTGATAACCACACATCGAACCCTAAATCTATATGCACATCCACTGTGTCGCCATCAACGACCCTGTCTAGAGTTACCTTATACTCATACATCAATCATCCCTCCTGCGTATATCAATCTCATTGCTAAACGCTTCAAATAATTTACCCAACCCCATCGATACAGGTAGGCTGAGAACCGCGAGCGCCGTCAAAAGCCCCTCAATATTTTGTAAAGTTTCTACGTTACCTGTAGCTGACCAGATAATCCTAGCTCCTAGAGCCAACCAAACCATGACTACGGGGACAAAGATGATCCCCACCAATAGCTGAACGCCTGTAATGGTAGTGCCACTACTGGTTTTTTTAGGCTCGTCATCTGTCATGGCAGCTCCAAGCGTCCCACCCTTGTATTTCCCAGATCTCATACGCGGCCTGTGCGTTGTCTACGGGTCTAAACAGGTGGTACTTTTTAGCCAGCTCAGGCCAGTACCCTGTGTTTATTTGAAACAACCCAACGGAAATACCTGTCCCAATCCCTATGTCACCTATGGCATCTATCCTGCCTGAGCTTTCACACATCATTAGATCATACAGCTTCACAGCATAAAAGTCGTCGTAAAACCAACGGTCTATTTCTTCTACGTAGTACATATGTGCTGTTACATACGAACGCCAACTTGTTTGTGCTAATACGTTAAGCAATTCCCATCGAGACAGAAAAATTAAATCATTCGCAGCAGTATCGGTAGAAAGAGTAATGTCTTTAGTCATCCTCGCACCTATACCCTCGCTGAGCGGCGTTACAGGGGCCATTACGAAGGGTGTGTGTACTTGCACAATAGACGGAGGGGGTACTGCATACGATACATGCACCACATTAGGCAAGGTAGCTGGTAAGAGCATGAGCATACTCAAGGCAAGACCAGCGGCTATTACACGCTTCATTGTTACTTAACGGAAACGGGTGCTTCCGTATTTCCTGTGGCATTAAGCACTTGAATCTTGGTTGTGTTCGCGATTATGAAGCTCGGAGCGTCGATTCCTGTGCCGTCACCTATCTTACTAGAGCTAATCGTCAGAGTTCCCGCCTTAATATGGTCTAGGTCTATGCCACTTCCATACGCAGACACGTTAGATATGGTTAATGTACGGCACTGAGATGCAGCCGTAGCAGTGTGTATGAGTATCTTATCGAAGGAACCACTGGTGACCGCAGGTACTTTAACCGCCCCACGGGTGCTGGTGACTGTAATATCAAGCACCGCTGCGTTAAGTGTAGGCCCTACGGAGATACCGTCTGCCACATTATTAAGAATATTTAGCGTAAATATCTCTGAGTTGGCTAGGCTAAACGTCTTAGCTTCTACACCTGTAATAATTATTTCATCACACTCTAAAAAGAATGCGTTTGAACCTGATGTGTCACCTAGTATTTGAATAGCAGCCGTACTCCCTAAGTTTGCCTTACCAATCTCTAGGTCCGTAATGCTAATGTCCGCAGCTCTAGCTCCACTCATGTTGATCTGTAATGTATTTACCTGTAGCTCACGCTCTACAGATGACGTATTGTCTTCAAACGTCCACTCTTCCCCGACCTTAAGGGTCTGGTCAGAAGCTACCGCAGCTACATGATATTGCGCTGGCTCGGGGAAATGAGGTGCTGCTCTGGTAAACACGACTGACGTACCAATAGCAAAACCTGTAACTAACAGACCCACCCCAATTCCCCAAGTACCAACTTTCCACACGCCCCCCGTAATGTGTAGACCTTTAAGTGAAGCAACCCGCAGGTTGGGTGGCTGCCAACCGTTTAATGACGGTAGGCGTACATTAATTTCAGGCGTTTTCCATTTAGGTGCACCGATTCTAATCGGTGGTAAGTGGACATCTTTAATCTGAAAAATCCTCTTAAAGAAAGAGGGCTTTTTATTCTCATCCATCAGTCATCTTCCAAATCATCTACGCGATCTTCAAGATCCTCGATAGCTTCCTCTAGTTCAGATGAATCAAATGCTTTCCCCACTGTGTACATTCTCGCCATCTCCTGAGTCATGGCGATTTTATCTTTCAGTGCTTCAATGTCGTTTTGCAACACCGCAATGTCAACGGTGGTTTGTTCTTCCTGAATAACTCCAACGGTAGAGGACAGATTTCCAACAGTCGAATCCAACTGAGCCACGTACCAGATGATCCCGAATGCTTGAGCGATGATGGCAACTACAATGCCTATCGACATTTTGATGTTGCTGAAATCCATTACGCATTCCTTGTGATTTTCATGTAGCTACCTACCAGTAGTGATGTGTTACTACCATTCGCAGTGTTCTGCGCCCATTGGAAATTCAAATTCCCTGCTGTTGAACTGTTGTGAATTGTGGCAAATATAGGTACGACCACTTTGTTATCAGCACCCGTACCCTGACCTGCCAAAGCCATTGTTTGAGTCTGGTCGTGCATGGAGTTGTAGGTTGTAATCGCTCCACCACCAGACGGAGCAGCCGCGTTAATTGCTGACGATCCTGTCTGCCCCCATTCAATCGTGCAGCCTGATACCGATCCGATGTCCCACTTAAACTTTACGTCTGGTGTTGTACCTGATAGGTAGATCAACACAAACTCAGCGACGTATGTAGCGTTTGCTACTAATGCAGTGGTGAAGTCCGCCAATGTGGTTAACGTAGCGGTGTTGTTAATCGTTTGCTCGGCACTAAGTAATGCAAGATTAGTACTTGCACCGTCAGCTACTTCAACAATCTGTGTGCCATTCCCATATGCAAGAACATTTTTTGTAGAGTTATACTGTATATATCCTGCGTCTGTGGCAGATGGAGATGAACTACCAGTTATTACTAATTGTGTAGGAGTTACCGTACCGTTAGAACTAACAACAAGACTGTCAGTACCAGCCGAATTTTCTACAATCATCTTCCTTGCGCCACCTGCATCAGCTAAACGCATAGTTATGTCAGCTCCTGAAGTAGCTACGATAGTTGGAGCAAAGGTACGAGTTCCTTCCAACGCTTCCTTATATTGATTAAGGTCAGCAGCTAACGCTGTATCGCCCGCTGTAACATTAGATAAAGCCATTAGCTATATATCCTTCCCGTGTTCCACGCACTTGTATCATAGATCAAAACCTCACCGATGTCAGTTAGCTGGTTGATTTCAGCGAATGACACGGTGTACACTTGCGTGTCTCGTCCATCTTGCGGAATGACTCCAGAGGATCTTAAACTCAACATCTTAACTGAATACGTGCGATTAAAAATATCGGTTAAAGTAATCAGCCTGTTCGCTGAGTTAAACAAAAACTCTTCCGACACTTTTGCACCGTAACGAGATTTACCCCCGCCTTTAAGGGATAAGTCATCTGCAACCACAAAATCCATCTCAAACATCCTCCGCCGATCAGGTGCAATAGTAGTGTCTAATACAGCCGATTCAACAGATGCTACGTTTGTCCCACCTACAGGACGAGTCATTTTTAAAATGTATCTAATTTTATTAAATCTAATTTCATTAGTAATATTAAACGTCGTATCGTTATCTGTAGATGTGCCTATAACTGTGCCCGTAATATCACCACGTTGAACATTTTGTTGAAATGTATCTTGATAATCATCTGAATCTATTACATAACTTATAGTTGTAGGCGATGATTCATTAGACCCTCGTGATAATAATCTCGCTCCGTTAAGTAGCTTTGGCGATGATGCTTGCCCTACATCCATCCACGATCCTACTATGTATTGATTATCACTTGACTGAGCAAACTTATAATCAGGGTCAGTATCAGGTAGCATTCCCGTTTTAGGCAACACAATACCTCGAAGTGTTCCTGATGTGGGCGGGTTACTACCTGTTGCATCTGTGCCGTACAAAATCCATGAATTTGTAGACCCCAGAATGCTGCTTCCAGCTACATAAATCCCTTTAATTGCAGGAGTTTCAGTAAAAGTTAAGGTGTGCCAATTAGTTGTATTTGGTTGCCCTTTCATAATGTATGACACGCCTTGATTATTTACTAATGAAAAATATATCCAATCAGAATCGCCAGTAATTCCCGTAATGCGTCCATCTAACTCTTCAGTTCCAACCTGTGCTGCGCTAGGGGGCCACACAATAGTCAAAGAGTTATTTATTGCATCAATTTGTAGCAGCCTACGTCCATATTGTACGTAACATTTCCCATCAATCCACACATACGGACGAGATCCATTACCTGCATTGACATCCCACACTTCATTATCACTGCGGCTTTCCCATACATTTAACGAATCGCTACCATCTGATCGCCAAATAGAATTTACTTTAAATACATATATATAATTACCAACAACCTCTAACCCTGTCACCCAATCGTTAGTAGTTGTTCCCATAGCTATAGCATTAGACCACGCGCCACCAGTATTAGTTCCGTCAACATTTGTACGAAGCCTACCGTTTCCATCACACGACCACAGCACAGCGGCACTAGAAGTTTCTCCACGTATAACAAAAAACAATACTGCTGAATTTGCTAATGTCGATTGGGTCCATGTAACTCCTGCATTAGTAGAGTAATAATAATTAACGGGAGCTTTGTTGCTTGTCTGAGCTACTGTTACAAACAATGTGTCATTAAAATCAATTATATCGCTGAAGTAATAACCATCCGCCAAAGCCATGTTAGTTTGCTCAATCCATAAATTAGATGCACTGTGGTAATACATTTTTCTACCACCAATAGCCCATAACCGACCAGACGATGGCGAATACATAAATTTAACTACAGGAGTTTTTGCATCTCCTTGAGTAAAAAAGTCACTTGACCCTATTTGATAGTTTTGAAAATGGTATGGCCCTGCATACAAACGTCCTGCGTAGCTCGCATCCACACCCCTTGTAAACGAATATTTAGTAAGCGATCCTGCTTCTTCATACTCCACTGAGTTAAATCCGCAACCACCTTGCCATTCTTCATACGCTACTGGAATTTCTACTTCAATAGGCACAGAAGCGTAATCATATGAAGCAGTATTAAATTGCGGCGTAATTTGATCAGCTAAAGATGCTCGATACCCCATTATTCCTTCATGCTCGTGAAGCATAAAGCCAACTTTTTGGTTGTCTACTTCTAGGTAAACATCATATGGCGTATCTACGCGAGAGCCAGTACTAATAAGAGACATTACTGGTAAGGGCTACGAATCATAGGAACTTGCGGAATAATATATCCCCATGCGTTTGTAGCATCCTTCTTTCTATCTATAATTTGAATTCGTCTAGCAATAGCTTCAAATTCTTCCGTTGTTAACCCTTCACGCTCAAATAAAATTTCTGCCGCTGCGCCGTACAAAATTTGCGCACTTCCTTCATCAAGTTCCATAGTATTAGTACATTGAGTACTAGGAACTGTTCCTAGTGTAGATAAATACTGTCTGCCTACCATACGAATTTGCCGCCCCGCAACAGGAACCCATGCTAATTTTACGCGCTGTGTTGTAGCATCACGGCGTAGTAAATGCGCGTCTCTAAATGGGTACACGTCCTGTATAAGATTGGACTCTCCATAGTAAAGCCATGCGCGGTTAAAGAATGCGGTCGCACCTGTAGTTCCGCCTGCCACAATTAAGGTCGCTGTCAACGTGGCGGCGTTCGTCGGAGAGATGTCTTTCTCTACCGTAAGCAGCTCCCAACCTGTCCCACCATGCAACGAAGAGGCAGTGTCACCATCATCGTCAGTAAGCTGAATTCTGACCCCAGAGGTGTCCCGAGTATTCACCCACATTCCGAACGTCATGCGCCGTCCTGCGGCTTGTGAGGCTGTTATGGACATACTGCCAACTGTTTGTGCCAGAGTACCAGTAGTGGCAGCAGCAGTAGAAAGCTTCATGCAGCTTGTGTCGTACTTTGGAATCAAGCGATCCGTGTTGGTTTGGCTGACTATCGTGGCTGTGGTGTTGCTCACCGTCCAGCTTGTAGTCGTATTGCCTACTGGATTACTTAAAACATTCCATTCAGGGGTAATTGATTGAGGATCTTCTACAAAAATATACATCGGGCCTGAACGAATATCAGGGTTCACATCATAGCTATCATTCAGCCCATCGGATGTAGTTGTATCGTCATAAATCAACCTGAAAGCGTGTTCAAACACATCATCTCGTAATCGCGCTTCATCAAGACACTCGAACTTGAGCGACGGATCGTACCGATGTATCTGGTAATCCGTACCACTAGCCACTGTTTCACTGAACGGTGGGTCAACAAACACAGTCCCTGTAGCAGACACAAACTGAGTAATGCGCCTTACATCGTATTGAAGATTCCCTGTACCTGTAATTCTGACATAGAAATCAATGATCTGGTCGTCACCAAAGCGAGCTAACGACGTGTCTACGAGCGTATTGAACGTACCTGACCCTGCACTCGTAGTCGTGTCCGCCCAATAATCGTTGATAAACTTACTGAACCCCACGAGAAGATCACACCCTGACGTTGTGGTGACCCCACTGGCGCTAGTCGGGAATCCTATACCTACTGGACCCATTACCATGTCAGGCTCCTATCGTCGCTCGTTATTTCTGTATGTATCAGAATTAAAATACGGGCGGTCATGAACCGTACCCAGCAAGTATTCCTCAGCCGTAGCAGAAATGAGTTCCCAATCATCATTTGTAATATCGGTACGCTCCCATGATTGCGTGGCGCTGTCTAAATCAGTCTCGGTTACCGCCAGTTTTGTATCATCAAGGGACACTGTGTCTGAGTCCTTGAAGATCCACCGCAGTTCGCCCGAAACTTTCGATCTAATTAGTTTCATCGGCTATGCTCCTGACGCTGCTTGATTACCTGTACCCGTTATCAGTATTGCGGTCGCTGAAGTGGCGGTTCCGATCTTTCCGTAATTGGGTGATGTAGGTGTGGTCGAATAAGCTCCTGCTGCCGTCAAATACACATCACTTCCTCGCGTTAGTCCGCTTACATCGGTATTAGTTCCACTGATAATTGTGATGGTTCCAGCCGAACCACCCGAAATAGCTGCCTCAGAAATACCAAAGAAATTTGGAGCTGTTGTCTGACCCGTGGGCATCGTGTAGATATTGCCCGTCCCGTCGTAACCGTTGCTGTTATTCGCCCAACACACGATCATTTTTCCGCCTGTATATGGACCAACATTTTGCGCCGTACCGTTTGGACCCGTGCCTGTGGTGTAGTTATATATAAGGTCTTCACCCGCAAGCACGTATTCCATATTTTGCCCGATTCCTAAAGGTACGCCATGCACACTGTCGTCGTTACCCGTATAAGTTACATACAGATTTCCGCTGGTTTGATCCACCGCAAAATTCACTAATGGTGGGTAGCTGCTTGTTAAGTCTGTTTCACCACTAAATCCAAAAGGTCGAGATGCCGCAAAGTCAGTTCCACTTGTTAGTCGAAGCGCAATTACCACCGCTTCGTTATCAGTATTGCCACGATATCCAACATGAGTGAATTTGTTTACATCGTCATAATAAATTTGATGCGAGTGTGCCGTGGTGTTTTGAGGCGCAGTGACGTTGATATTCATTGGCCCTGCTGTAAGAGCGACCGTTGGGGTTGCATCTGTATAACTGTACGCCTCGGCTATCAACATTTTACTTTTATGCGATACCCGAACAATTCGGTTGTTTTGGGAATCCCAATCGCAACGCGGATAATACGTGCTACTACGACCACCAGCCGCTGTAGTATTGCTCGCGGCAGTAGCTGTAATCGTTGAACCAGAAATAGTCAGTTTGTAAAAATCGGTCCGATATGAATTGTTAGAGTCAGTACAACAGGCGATGGCTCGACCGTCTGACTCACTAAAAATCACATTATTTTCGTGGTCGGACATACTTGAGGACCCTGTGCGGATACTTATAGGCGTTCCGTTATTTGTAACGCTTGTACCAGAGAACGTACAGGAAGCAACTTTATGGTCGTAGGTGCTCGCCTCTTTAGTGTAAATAACCCAGAGTTGATTCAATGTGGTGTCATACACCGCATCTAAATTCTGACAATTCGTATAGGCAGACTCTAAAGCTAATGGTGTGCCCCATGTAATAGCCGAGCCTGATACAGATCCCATCGCTACAGTAGGCACATCACCATTACCGATGTCAATATACGCAGTCCACACGTTTCCAGTATCAGGGTCGTATCCGCACGTTACCCAATTCACCCCGCCCGCTTCAAACAATGCACCCGTTGCAGGGCGCGAACCATCTGCGCGAGTGTCAGCAATCGTTGATACAGTGCCATCACTATTCAACGCAACTGCGACACCAGCACCAGATATAGCACCAGTCGCTGTCATTTCTTTTGTGCCACCACTCGCAGGAGCAGGAATAGCAGAGAAATTTGGAGCACTCGTCGCACCTTGCGAAGTGAGAACTTCTCCCGATGCCCCTAGAGGTAACTCTGTGATAGCCCCACTAGTATTGGAATAGAACACTTTGTTGTTGCCAGCGTCCAACATTGTGGCTGCGATCTGAGAGACCGTCGCGCTCTTGGTTACGTTAGAATCATCGACATCAGCGATGAGGAACTTGTCACCTTCTGCCAGAGTAGTAACTGCTGCTGCAGCGGCATTGACGCTGACATCTACGTCGTTTGCGTCCACGTTGATAGCGTTACCAGCACCTACATTAAGAGTGACATCGCCCGATACGCCGCCGCCTGTAAGTCCGCTACCAGCGGTTACGCCTGTAATGTCACCAGAAGCCGTACTGACTTCCTGTGTGCCTGAGTTATTACGCCAGTAAAGCTTGTTGTCCGTGGTGTTGTACCACATATCACCTGTTTGCAGTGATGCGGGATCGCCACCTGAGCCGCGAGCCATGTTGAATCTGTCTGTGGCATCGACGGTAGTACCCGTAAGGGGTGCGTCTCCTGCGTCTAATACGCCGTAATCGGAACCGAGTTGTACGTTCCTCGTAGTAAATGTAAACCCTGTAAGGGTGGGAATAACTGTCACACGCTTTAATGCCACTGCGTCTGCACCATTGAGGTATGCCTGTACCCAACCTGATGCGTCACTAATGAGAGGGTTGGCGATAGTTGTCCCGCCTGTAAGCCCTGCGTACATTGTCTGTGTGATATTGGTGGTAGTGTCTAATTGTGCGACCTGTATGCTCACACCAGATATCGGCACACCAGAACTGTCTAAAACTTGGTAGCGTAATGCTTGGCGAACCATGTTATCTCCTTAGCTAAAAGAAGGGGAGTCCTCCCCAGTGAGTATCCCCTTCTCATAGTTTAACGTATTAACCCCAGTTAACTGGTAGCAAGAACGCAATCATCTTGGTATTGTTCCCAGCAGAGATTCCTTTAATAGTGGAATCATTCTGCTCGAAACGACCAGACTCAACCGTTACATACTTCACGTCATTCGCAGCCATAGTGATAGACAGGTTGCCCTGACCCTGTACCTGCGCTGGTGGTCTGTCACCAGCCGTGATTGTTACGTTGTTCGCACCACCAGCAGAGTCAATAAACCCTAGAAGTACAGGTGAACCAACACCCGTCACATCCAAAGAGAATCCATCAGCCCCAGTGGCAATCGCGGTCCAAGCCGCAACTGGCAAATCCGCACTTGCTTCATTAAGGGTTAGTTCTGTGAGTGTTACTGCTGTAACTGCCATTTGTCTATCCCCTTTCCTATACTGAAATACAGTCGGCGGTAGCCAACACGTATGGTCGCGTAATTTTGTATCCGTAGAGGTGCAAGCCTTTAATAGCGTCAGAGAAGGCCGACTCAGGTCGGTATCCTTCAACACTATTAATCTGCTCTGCATAAGTAACACCGTCTGCGTGACCAGCGATAACGTAATTTCGTCCTGCACCAGCAGAAGGAAGGTTGTTAGAAACAATAATCCTCATACCAGAAGCAGCACCGATGATTCCGTTCTCAAGGTCTTCACGGTTTGCTTGTGTACCGTATGACACGAAGTTAGCGTTTTTCTGTAACCAACCGTGATAAAACGGTGGGATTACACACCAACGGCCAGATCGTGGCACGTTGTTTTCGTCCAACTTCTGTGACAGATCAACAAGGTTCTCATACGCATCGACGTTACCTGTACCAATGGTCATGGCTCCGAGAGCGTTACCTGTGTCTACCTGTGCTTGCATTGCAGCCAACACCGAAACGTCAGCAGCATCTCCAAGACCCCAAGCTGCGTCACGCATGGCTACGTCCATCAACGCACCATCGTCACGTACTTGCCTAGCGTCTACATCATCTACTTCAAATGCAAAGTACTTCGCCTGATCTATCGTGAGCACCTGTTGAGAATCGTCAAGAGTCTCAGGTGTGATAGCAGTTGTGTTCTTTACATAATCAGCAATAGTTACACGCCCGATTGATGTAATTCGGACGGTATCCCCCATCTGGTCTATGTCACCTTCATAGTTTCGGTTACATAGGTTTACCGCAACGTGGGCATCGTTAAGATTTTCCAGTAGCGTTGCAGCCCATAATGAAGGAATAAATCTGTCTACAGACATGATTTCTCCTAGCTAATAGTTAGCCACCTCGGAGAGCTTTCTGACGAATTTCTTTTGGAATCTTCATTAGCTCTTGCGGTGACATATTTTTCATTTTATCTATAGTCAACACTGAACTACTTGTTGTTGCGCGTTCGGGAGAACCTGCGGCAGCTTCTTTACGTTGTGCTAATCGGGAATCAGAACCTTCAGACATAGTATCTATGTACTCCTTTGCGTTGGTAATAGCTTCTTCTAATGTACGCCCTTGTTGATCCCATATTGGCATCTTAGCGACTTCATCAGCAGATATACCCTTTGCTTCTGCATACCCATACACACGACTTGAGGCTTCCGACGCTCTGCGTTCGGCATCATTAAGTTGATCGTCAGTGACTTGACCAGCCACAGAGTCAGGAGATGCACTACTCAGTTCTTCTCTCAATTCATTCTTTGCAGAATTTAACGCGCGGGAATAAGTATCCTCTTGCCGTTGTTCGGCTAAAGCATTTTTCCCTTCATCTGACATTACATCGGATAATCCAACATCCATCAAACTACGTATACCTGCAATAGATTCTTGAGTATTTTCAAGATCTGATTTAGTGGCAAACTCATCAAGCCTGTTTGTGAGGCGGTCTAGAGAACTAGTAGCTCGATTAGTGACGTGTTTACTGTCACTAAAATCTTTCTTTAGTTGGTCTAGCTGCGACTGTAACGAGCTTATAAGTGTGGATGGATCTGGATCGGCTTGTACTTCAACGTCATCACTAAGAGCCGCTTGCGCATCGGTATCTTCAGTGACATCAGCTTCTGTAGTCCACTCGGTCTGAGCATCTACTTCTTGCGTCATTGTTCCTCCTTAGAACATCTGTTTGCATAAGTTTATAAGTGGTTAGCTATGCCCGTCAACTACTAGAACTTTCTCTTAGAGCGAGCCATTAGCTTACCTTGTGGTGTTACTGGAACTAAACCGCGTGTAATATACAACGCAACGTCTAAATCTGGATCTAATCTGCGTAATTGTTTACGCAATCTAGCACTCTCTTTGTCAATAAGTTTTAATTGTGCTGTTAATACATTAAGTTCGCCTTGACTTGTAGCAGTATTAATAGCCGTCACTAGCTCGTCATATGTATTAATTGGGTCCAGACCCCTAGCTGAAGCAATTCCACTTAGAACAGTTTTTCTTTTATCAAATGCTAAATCTAACTGATCCCAATACTCAGTTTCTTTATTAACGTAATTATCCATCCGTATAAACTCATGCAGTTCTTTAGGCCATTGTCCATAATTTAAATCAAAGAACTGGTCGAATCTAGTTTGTTCATCTGGAGCTAATGATTCTCGTAATACAAATACGCGCTCATCTATCTTGTCCCAATTACGAATGTTACCTATAAGCAATGATGGGTCGTTTACTATGTCGTAGTATCTACCTACTGCACGTAATACAGGGTCTTCTGACTCAGCGTAATCTATACCTGCGGCGTTGTAATATGCTTGCTTAGTTACAGCTAGGTCATGTTTAATATTTCTAAACTGTTTGCCAAATTCTTCTCTAGGAATTTGACCAGACTCTACTAATATAGCTAACTCTCTAGATTCTTCTGCCGCAGTAGCCTCAGCTTTGGTAGCGTTTACACGAAGAATAGCGTCCATATCACCGCGATCTGCTAGCGTCTGATTACGTGCATCAATGGCTCTTATAATTTCAGGGAATTCAGCTTCAACCTCATTTTTTTCTGTAGAAGTAAGCTCTTTCCAATCACGGCCATATAGCTGTTGAGACCTATCATCGCGACGTTCGTATGCTGTTACAGGTGCAGATTTAATACCTGTTATGTTAGAACCTACAGCTAATACGCTAGGACGAGTGTATGTAGATGGGTCTGAAATTGAAAATTCTGGGTCTTGCGCCACTTCATTCATTAAGTCTTGTACAGTAAACGGAGCTTGTTGTCTCATTAAGTTCCAAAACGATAGTCCAATAACTCTTGGATCAGATGTTCTAAAATTAACCTCACCACCTGTAAATGTTTCTTCCATAATAAGATCAAACAATCGTCCCATAGATGGACTGGCTTTTGTACGTGCTAATCGCGTAGCTGCACTTGTAGGTCCTTCAGTTACAGCAGTCCCGAATAATGCTAGTAATGAATCCCATGAACCAAACAACGATACATCTTGTCCCTGAGTTCTTACTCGCATAAAGTTGGAATCCCAATGAGGTTTCCCTTCCATGTCGTACCGTATAGGACTCCAATCAGTTTCCTCACCGTTCATTTCGTTCAATCCCCATGTAGCTAAACTCATAACTGCCATTGTGCGAACGATCATATCTCTAGCTAATGCTCCATCAGGACCATCTTTATACGCAGCCTTTTTAAGAATTGATAATTGAGAATTAAAATAACGTGGTGCAAAAAAGATTGCAGTTCCTAAATCTGAAGGTACACCTGCTTTAAATCCAGTAGCTTCGTTAATAGATTGAATCATATCTTCACGCGTGGCGATGTCTTTTCCTGACATCTGGCCTTGCAAACCTAATTTCTTAAACGCCCCTCTGTTTTGCGTTGCATTCTTATACATTTGTAATCGCAACAAGTTACCAGTACGACTAAAGTGATGGTTCGACCATTTTGCACCCTTACCAATTACAGGTAAATTTGTAACTCCACCTTTAAACATGAACTCACCCATGTCATCTAGCTTTGCCCAATACCCTCCGTCTTTAATAAACGAGTCAATCATTTCAGCATGATCTACTATGAACCTGTCATAAAATCTAGGATTCTTTAATGCATATGATGAGATTGCAATCATTTTGGCTGAGCCAATAGGGTCCATACCTATTGCAAGAAGTCCTTGAATACCAATAGCCGAAAAGTCAAGGGTTGCCATGAGCGGTCGCGCAAAGTTATTAAATTTTCTGACTAATCCACCAATGCCCGTGTCATCAGCTACTTTTAAGTATCTGTTTATTTCGTCAGAAAATTCTCCCTCAAATGTTCGCCCTGAAAAAGTAAGATTATCAAGAGTACCTGTAGTTTCTCCTACTTGTTGCGCTTCTTCTTTAGCAGCATTGTATTTAGCCGTAGCTTCGTCTAATAACACTCGTTGTTTTCGTATATCAGCAATTGTTTGGTCATAACTTCTTGTCGACTCAGTACGTCTTAATGAATTTTCTTGATTTCGTAATGCAGTCGATAAAGCCTCTAATCTTTCGTTTAACAATTTATCTGATAATAATTGGTATTCTTGAATTTGACGCGCTGCTTGATCAAATTGCATAGCACGAGTTCGCGGAGGTATAGTTCCTTCGACAAATTCTGAAGCATACTTAGGATTAGTTTTTATTGCGTTAGCATATTGATCAACACCTGCATTTACTTGATGGTTTGCTTCTTCTAACAATTTAATTATTTTTTGAGGATTGTTACGGATAGCTTTATAGTTATCCATATCGCCCTTTAAATATGGTTTTAATTCTTTTTGCGCTGCGCGAATAGCTGTTCTACGAGCTTTGTTAGGAGTAAATTCTTTATATTCAATTACCCCCGTTTTTGGGTTTGTCCATTTTTGTCGTCGTTTTTTGCCACTTGCTTTATATAAGTCTGTATTTAACTGTTCTAACTGCCCATACAATGTTTCTGCATTAACCGTTTGATGCTTTAATACTAATGCAATATTTTTATCTATTTCAGCATTTAGCTGACCGCGAGCAGTGCGAGTTTTGAATAAATTTCTTCCGTTAACATCAATGTTTGCTAACTTTTTAGTAAGATTACGCAAGGCGTTATTTTGTGTTATGTAATCTTGTCGAGCAGCACCCCATTCAGGGTTTAGTTCAAGGCGTTCTAGTAATGTTTCACCACCAATGTCTTTAACTTTGCCGCTAGTTAACTCATCTTTAAACCATTGTGCATTTATACGATCTAACCCAGACTTAAGTCGGAGTGCTAATGCCTGACGTGGCTGCATATAAAACTGTTCAATTTGTTCTACTGCCTGTTGCCCTCGTGGACTAGATATAACCTCTCCAGTAACTTCATCTATTTCAAGTACCAAATCATCAGTATTGCCTTTGCCCTTTTGGCGACTTTCAGCTACTTCCCACATTTGCCGTTGGTATTCAGCACCATCTGAAAATCCAACCTTGCGTTCTTTTTCAAATGCCTTGTTACCAAAAGACCTAGCAGACATGGAGTTTTTTCCTCGTACCCCATCTCCAAA